GGTTACTGCAAAGGTGGGAAGAACGGAAACGGACGAAAAGGACATAAAAAAGAGTGCCGGGAACCACCCCGGCACAAACAAACCCTAACCTGGGACTTAAACCCAACGGCTGCCTTTTCAGCCGGTATGCTAAATTGTTAATATTAAGGATTAGACAACTTTTCGATGTCTTTTTTCATCATACGTAATAATTGAATCCTTCTTAACACCTCATTTGTTGGTGTACTTTCATCTCCTTTCTCTATTAGGAAATCGATTAGGTCCTCAATAACTTCGATGTAACAAGCGGAAACCGGTTCCGTCTTAGTTTGCCACTGTGTCAAAATCTCGGCACTTTCATCTGTTATATGTGCGCCGTTTACTTCTATATCTTTCATAACAAATCTTTCATTAAACGTTTTTAATCGGTGTAGTCTCTAAGGTAGTGAAATCAATTATTCCGGCCTGCCGGTATATCCCGAGGGCGACTTTCCTAAACCGTTCGTAATTACGTCTGTCAATGGGCGATAACTGCCACCTCTTCATGTCTTTCATCAAATCCGGTATATTATTGGCACTATTATACAGACAGTTGTTTTTACCGTACTCGTGATGAAGTGATACAGACTGAAAATCACCGGAGAAAACAACCAACCGCAAACGTTCAAGTTCAAGGAAAGCAAACTCATTGTTAACCTTCTCCACCTTATAGGCTCTTAATTCAATGGAAGGCGTGCCGTATTCACGTCTAACGAAAAATAGGATATCAGGATTATTTGTATTCATTTGGCACCTCCTTTTAAGTCTTCTAATTTAATATGTGAAATACTTGTTATACTTTCCAGTACCCCGTCGCATACACTTTTAACCCTTAATCCGCGGGAACCGTCTTTCTTGGGTAAATTCAGGTGATAATACGGGCGATTCCTCCAGAATGTAATCCGGAAAATCCAGCCACGAACTTTAAAAGTAGCATTGCTTATTTTATAATCAATCTGTATCAGATCACCCGGTTTAAATTTACTTTCTTGTAGAAACATTTCCTGTATTTCTTCCTTTTCCTTCTTTATTTCCTCAATCCTTTTATCATTGTTTTGTAATTGAGTAAGTAACACTTGCTGATATTCAGTATATATCATTCGGCACCTCCTTTCTTTTCTATCTGGGGACGCTCTGAAAACCTATATATTCTTTTAACCCGGTAAATGAAAAAATAGGCTACAGGCTTGTCACAGCCGTTATTATGTGTTTTAGTGTCCTGGTCTATATGAATAAACCCGCTACCGGAAGATATTTTCAGCGGCATTGTTTTAGGGTATTTCTCGTTCAGCTCCTTTACCTTTGCTTCCAGTTCAGTTTTAAAAGCATCAAAGGAAATTTTATCAGGGCAAAGCGTATTACCAAACTGGTTTGCAAATTCCGCCATTTCAGCACATTTTCGATTCTGTGGCTTATATTCGTTAAGCTCAATAAAATAAGATGTCATTTTCGGCCTCCTTTCTGTACCTTCTTTGCCCGGTACACACAAACAACTGCACCGATAACAGCCGGCGGAAAGATAAAGGTAAGACAGAACCAGGCAATAGCAGATAAGTAATAAGCATCAGAAGACGAATTTACGGGACAATCTTTTTCCAGTTCCTGAAAATAACGATGTTGGATTGTGTTTACGTCCGTGCTACCAGTACGGAACGAAGGTACATAGCTTGTACCGGTTTGAAATTCTTTTTCCATAATGATGTGTAATTTTGACTTATAGACATGGGAAAGGCGGTTACCATTTCCTCTGTTCGTCAAAACTACACATCACTTACCGTCCGAAAAGCCGGGTTAAAAATGTAACGAGGAAAGGCACCGCCTTATATTAAACAAGCACTTATCGGGCACAAAAAAAGGCCCGTTGTTTATTCGAACCAATAACCGAGGTTCATCGGATCACCTAAGTGATGGGTAATTTTGACAGGGGCAAATGTCGGCATTAAATTCTGAACAAAAAAAAAAAAAACGTTAATAAAAGTTTATTAGGAAAGAAAGTTTCTCGACTCTACGATTCGTTACTTCGTAACAAAAAACGCCCACCTGATTAAGGGTGAGCGTTACACACTATAATTAATATTCTATTTGTCTTTTAAATTAATTCCCTCTTTTATCTGTTCATCAGAAGTTACCTTTTTACAAAGAATATAGTGATAAACAGGGTCTTTGCTCATTCCTTGTGTAGGTGTAACCGGATAAGCCAGTATTAGTTCCCAACCCAATTTAGCCAAATAGTTAACGGCGTCTATCATTGAATTAAAATTCATCTTTTCACCGTTTTCATCTACTAAAAAACGAGCATTTGGTGTTGCCCATTTTGCCTTCTGGCCGAAATCTACTTCTATTTTTACTTTTGTACCGGTTATATTTCCAGTACCCACGATTTCACAATAAGCCTTATACGGTTCTTGTGCAATGGCTGCCATTGTTAGTATGGCCAATACAATAACTAAAAAAAATCTTTTCATATCAGTAACTTAAAATTAGTGTGTACTTTCGTGTGTACCACCCGTAAGTTCTGACGGTTATATATGCAGTGTAATTTTGACGGTTGCAAAAATACTTAAATATGTACATTTATAAAGAATATTATCCCCAAAAATGAAAGGCAACCGCCCAAAAATATACGGTAATTCACCCAAAAACGGGCAAAAAACGAGTAAAAACGCATAAAAAACACGCTTTTTCGCGTAAAATTTTGGTCTAAATGCAGATAAACGACTGAAAAACAATCAAAAACCGGAGAAAATTTCAAAAACTTAAAAAATGACACCTTCCGAAGACCGAGCCGCTCAGAAGTCGGAAAGCAGTTGCCCTCCCCCTAAAAGGTGAAATATGACCTCTCCCGGAGGGGTACCCGTAACCTGGTAACACAAAAAACGCCGGAAAACCGATTTTCCAGCGTTACAAGGCAATTACCTTTTATGCCTGTTCTCTATCCATTGATCCACAAACGAGTCGGCCTGCAGTGTCCGCTTGCCTCGTACCAAAGCTATCCAGCCGGGGCGCATCAGTAAGTATTTGAAAGCGTCGGAGAAATTGGTGGATAACATCGGTAGTTTTTTCGGTGCCAGCTTTTCGGACTTCTTCACCTTGAACACTACCTTAGAATTACCCCGGTATTTGATTTCAGCCTTTGCCTTTTCTACGGAACTAACCATTTCTTTACAGTTCATCGCATCAACCAGCAAGATAGGCAGGTTCTTGTTGGTACCGCCCATAATCTCCTGCATAAAGTCGTATTCCGTATCCTGCCGGATAACTGCCTGTTTGCGGCTCTTTAGGTTTACGATCCAGCCGGTACGGTTTCCGCTACCGTCTTTTTCTATGGCGTCTTTGATCTTACCCGCGTAATCCTCCTTCTGTTTCTCAAAGTTATTACCTGCACGGTCATAAAACAAATCAAGTTCTTTATACTCATGGTTCTGGAAGAAAGTAAGGAACTGGTCGGCGATCTCCCGGAACCAGCCCGGCGGTATCTCAAAAAAGTTCTTATGTACCCGGTAATAAGCACCGTCCGGCTGACCGATCACCAAAGAAAGCATATTACCAAAGTCCATACCGCCTTCAATCGCTTTATCATGGTGCAAGTACCGGAGTTCCCGCGAGCTGTAAGCGGCTTCCCCGGACATGGTACCGTTATAATACTTATGTCCTTCACCGAACAACACATAGAAACGTAAATCCCTGCGAAGACCGGGACGCATACCAACCACCGACTTTTTAAATTCGTGAAGCTCCAGCGTACCATTATACAACCGCTTTAAATACTCTATCGTAAGTATCTCAACATTAGCGAATGAAGAAGCGTTAAGAAAGAACGTCTGCCCTTTTCTCAACTTCAACAAAGCCCGATCGTAATATTCAATATCCCGCTTCAAACGTTTCAGTTTCAAGGGGGAAGGCCTGTTCTTTCTTTGTTCCCGTAAAAGGGAAATTATCAAGTCATTACGTACACTTGCCGCCTGCACTATTTTAATGATCCGTTCCGGGTCCATTTGCTTGACATACCGGAAAAACCAGTCGTACTCGTTTTCGTCGATATCCGGCATATCGGTAGTAATGGTTATTCCCAGGAACAAATGGGAATGTCCGTAAGTGATCGCATCACCGCGAAGAATAGGCATAGCGCGGTTTACTTTCATTTCCTTATCGTACTTCGCTTCATCATAAAACAGATGTATTACAGACTTTCCGGCAAGCAATGAAGGGTTATCCAGTGATCCCATGAAAATAACACATCCGTTCCAGAAGCTATAAACATGCTTGTAATCATCTACGATAACCGAACATTTACGCCGCCAGGATTCAGGCGGGCGGGTATCTTTTACATAGTGTACCCCTTCGATCAGACCTATAAGCTGCCAACCCTTTTGTACGGCCGGCATTATATTATCTTCCAGGTTACTGTAGGTATTGGCAACAAAAGCGAACGCACCGCCGGGCATTTCTTCCACACAACGGGCGGAACGCCTGGCTTGTATAACGGTAGATTTAGCCATACCGCGGCCGTCAATAGATACAAGGATAGTAGTATCGATCCAGTCCGTCAGAACCTGGATTATATGACCGTATTTTATTTCTACATCATCGGCGTTACTCACCTTCGTTATCTTCCCCGAACTCTTTGATATCATACAACATACGTTTTTTCAGATCAAAAGCTTTAATACGCGCATCCTCTTTTATATTATCACGTACAATAACAGGAATTTCCGGTATCGCGTCGATAAACTCTTCCAATTCCTTACGGTCGATTTCAGGAACACCCAGATCCTTACGGCTGGTAGTATAAATAACCGTGCTTTTCTGTGAAAGCAGTTCCGCCGGTATTTCGGTCTGTTGGTCCTTATAACATCCGCGAAGTTCCGCCGCCAGTTTCAGAAGGTTCTTAGCCTCCTTTACATTACCCATAAGAAAGACGGTATTCGCCCAATTTTCGGCCTTTTCCGCATACAGGTTGGCGAAAGCCTGCGGGCGTACGTTATCCTGTGTATAAAAGAAATTGAGACTGTCAGCGTACACCTGGCGGGCCATCCAGTCCGAAAGGCCGTAAGGCTCCGACTTTAAAAGGCGGATGATACCGGCCTTTGTCACCAGCTTACCATTTATACGCATACGGGCACGAAGGCCCCGTACCATTTCCATAAGGCTGTAATATTCCCTTTCATCGGGCGCGAGTGCTTCCAGCGTACCGGTAGAAAGAATCCTTTGAATCTGGTTGATATCCACCTTGTCAAAGTCTATTCGTGAGGGCTTAATTAAATTCGTCGTCATCCATTTGTTCGATTAAACGTTCAAAAGTATGTCTTTTCCGTACGGCTTCCAGCTGTTTTATAGCTTCCACGTTTCCACCTTCCGCCGCTTCATGGAGTTTTATTTCAGGGGCGGCACGTGCTACGAGAATCCCTTCCCGGATCAGGAAGTTAACAGAAGTTCCCACCGTTTCCGCATCCCGGACAAAAAGCCCGGCATTTTCCGGAGAAAGCCCCAGGGAAACGGCTATGTCTTTCGGGGAATACCCTAAAGAAGACAAACGCCGTACATCCTCTTTTTGCTGCGCATCCAGGTAAATACTATCCACCACCGTTAAATCGTTCATACGCATCTTTTATTCGTTTCTGTGCCGTGAAATAATAAATTTCGTCCTGTTCCATTAAAACAAAGTTCCGGCCGCTTTCAATGGATGCCACGGCCGTAGTACCGGAACCGCCGAAAGTGTCCAGGATCAGATCGCCCGGCTTTGTACTGTCTTCAATCAGTTTACGGATCAACGCTACCGGTTTTTGCGTGGGATGAACCTTTTCACCTTCTACCAGTTTAGCACCGGACGCAAAAGAACGGATATTATCTATTATGTTTGTGGCACCAATAGAAACACCCTTTCCACAATGAAACAAAATAAGTTCATGTATAAAGGCGTAATGATTACCCGGCCCCGACTGTTTATTCCAAACGAGCATGTTTGACGCGCCTAAATACAAGTCAAACAACGGATAATAAAAAGCATATCCGCGCCAGTCCGTAAAAAAATACACGCAAGCACCGGGTTTCTTCACCCGGTTAAACTCCTGAAACAAATCCCGGTAAAAGGGTTTACAGATAGACAAATCTTTAAAACTGCCTTTCTGCCCGTTATGTGTCATTCCCAGGAAATAAGGCGGATCGGTTATTATACAATCCACAGAATTGTCAGGAACACGTTTCAACGCCTCCAGGCAATCCTCGTTATAAATTTGGTTTGTTATCATTGGAAAGTTGTTTAAGCCGGCTTTCTTCTTTTTCTATCCGGAGGGTTAATGTCTTGAGCTGGTGCCCCAGCTCCGAGCGGTCGCAAGGGTGAGAAAAACGGCCCCGGTCCTTCATGATCCGCTGCCGTTTTCCTGTCAAAGTGGCAATAAGTTCAACTACTTTTTTTTTCGCGCCTCGATTTCTTCCTCTATGGCCTTTTGTGTAGTCTCCCACTTTTGGATCAGTGAAAGGGCACTCGCTTTCTTCTTCTCATCATCCCCGGCCTGTTCCAACTTCGCCTTGTTCTTTGAAAGGTTGGCACGGGCGTTATTCAGTGCCTTTTGTATGTCGATATCCGAAAGGTTCTCGACACCCTTACGGACGGACAAACTTTTTACCTTCTCACATTTACCCAGAATCTTTCCGTTTTCCCGGTAATATTCCAGCTCGTCCCACATTTCGCGGTTAGCAATGAAGTTTTCCACAACCGCCTGCGCTTCCTGTGCTGTAGAAAATGAACTGACATCATCCGGCGTAGCTTCCAGACGGGCGAAAGCCTCCTTATACTTCCCGTATGCGGTGAACATGTCGGAAACAAGTATTTTCAGAATGTCGGGGCAATCCGGAGAGTTCAGGAAGGTAAATTTCTCGCGGAAACGTATCATTTTGGTTACGGTTTCCGGAGCCGCCTTGTATCGTTTCTCCGCCTCTTCCAGTTCCTCTTCCAGCTCTTCCACACGGTCGGCATTTTCATCCATGGAAAGAACCTTATCCCGGAAATCGGACGAAACGAGTTCTTCCACACTGACGCCGAAAGATTCGGCAAGTTCCAGCAACAAATCATCGCTGTATTTTACCGGCATTTTTGGGGGTTCCTGTCGGGTAGATTCCATTTTTACCGCGGCCGGCTGTTTGGAGTTGCGCCGGATCGTCTTAAATTCACGTTCGGAAAGCCCGGCCAGCTTCCGTAGTTCCTCTAAAAGAATGGCCTTCATCGTTTCCGTTTCTCCCTGCCGGCGAAATGACTTCTTTAGCATACGGTTGATACCGTATTTCTCGTACAGTTCCACGCCTTGAATAAAGTTACGCGGACCGGCCAGATAGGTAATAATTTCCTGTTTCATACTATATAAAATTTGATGATACAAAGAAAAAAAAGGCAATTACCCCCAAAAAGGACAAAGGGTGGCCGGGCATGTGCTGCCGGTCACCCTTTGAATGATATGAAAGCCGTTTACTTACGCCTCATAACGGCTTTGTTCAATCCATTTCATAGCCTCCGAACCGTCGTTAAACGCCCGCAATGTCAGTTGGGAACCTTCGGAAGCGGTAAACGTCTTACCGCCTTTCAGAAGGAAATTACCGCCTTTTTCCACTGTTGGCGCAACGCCCGAACATCCCATAAGGGTAATTACCGATCCATGACTTCCACCGGTAACACCAGCTATTTTGGCCGCACCTGCGGAAAGCTGGTACTGCCCGTCCGTTTGGTAATCTATATCCGTGGCCTCGGCTTCCACTACGGCCACCGGTTCTTCCAGGGTGTCGGTACCCCGGTAAATGGCGATATCATCCCCCTTGCTGATCTGGGTGAAAGTAAGTTCGTTCGTATTCGATTCATTGGAACCGGTATAAGAAACGGATAACTTACACGGGTTACAGGGCGTTCCGATTAGATCGGCAGGCTTTCCGCTACAATAACGGAGAACAACGATACATTTCTTAGACAGCCAGTTTGTCTTAAACTCGCGGATTTCCTGTTCGTTACCAGGATGATTGAACTTAACGGAAGGCGTATAACCTTCGGCGTCGGTTTCCCCGTCACTGTTGGAACTGATTTCAGCGGTACCGGGTGTCAGGTAAATACCGATCGCATAACGCCCCGCCTTCATCACGATATCCTCCTCGATAACCACACCGGCCTCGTTTCTTGGCGGAAAATAAAGAATATCGTCAACGTCGTAAATTACGAGCTGATCCTTGGGCTGAATACCGTTACCGGGATTGCCGGCCGGCCTTCTTACGCTTGCTTTTACGTATGTCATAACTTAATGATTTATAAGGTTATAAAATGGAAGGGATAAAGTACCCCTTCCGATTAATTTAGCCTCTTGCCACTTCGTAGAATTTACCGTCAGCGGCTTTCGCCAATTTGATGAACTTGCCTTCGGAAAGCGTTATAGCTTCGGTTAAAACAAAGTTTCCACCGCTGGCAATGGTAGAAGCATTTTCAGAACCGTTTCCGTAAATCGTGTAAACGATTCCGGCTTCCGCATCGGTAAAGTTAGTGATTGCCGTTGCCTTTGTATTTACACCGGTAACGAATACTTCACCGTCAAGCAAAGAAGGTGTCGTTTCATCCGGCGCAAACTGCAACGCATCGGAAGAACCGCTTTCGCGGCCAATCTCGATAAATTTACCGTCGGCACGTTTCATCAGTTTGATAATGTCCCCCTTACCAGGCTGCCAAGCATCGGAAATAAGTTCAAAATTTCCGCTTTTCTCGATCTTAACACCCTTATCCACGCTTCCGCATTTCAGGGAAATAACCGCACCTACCGGAGCGTCTTCAATATCGGTAATCGTAAATTCGGCCGTATTGGCTACGGTAACAATGGATGTATGAAGTTTGGCCGACGGGTTCTTGTCCTTGTCAGCATCCACGAAGTAAGACGCCGGGCGGTCATACTCATTACAGAAGATCATCTGGCGCGTATAGTCCATATCTTCTTTCTTGGTGTACTTGAATCCCACGGCAATAGCCCAGATACTTTCACGCCAGTTACTCCAGACTTTCAGGCTCCAGTCTTCCTGCTCCAGGTTGAAAGCCGTCATTTCACCCGGCTTATCTTCGTAGGTTTTAATGTTACCTTCAAACGTCCAGAAGATACGGTGGTGGTTGTCAGCGTTGGGAACCGGGATAATCTTCACCGCCGGATATTCCTTCACATACATGATGTTAGCCTTGTAATCCTGGTTCTGCCCGTAATGCAATTCATTGTATTTATGATACAATACAATAAAGTGCGAAGGCATATAAAGTGCCAGGTTACCGCTGTCACGAAGAACCGCCGGGATCATGGAAGTACCTTTGTACACTTTTTCACCGATGTTTGCTTCGGTAAGTTCTCCCAGCTCGAACGGCTTGATCTGGTAAACGAACTTTCCGTTATTGATATCGGTATGTCCGTTCACTTTCTTGTTCAGGAACTCATACAGTCCGTCAGCTGCAGCAAGTGCTTTGCCGGGTTCGTTCAGATTCGGGTCCTTACGGATTCCGTTAATACGGCGTTGTTCGCGTTCGTTATGCAACTTCTTGGCGGTTTCGGCCAGGATATACTCAATAAAAGACCACTTGATAGGGTTTGAACCTTCCTTGTTCAAAGTGCCGATCCAGGTTTTCTCCAGGGCCTTCAAATTTTTAAAGCGGTGCGCAAACATCACGTTGAACATGCGCAGGGTTTCATCGTCGAACTCGTAGGAACCTTTAGTCACCTTATCGAAGTCGGATTCCTCATTACCGGCCTGTGAAAACTCACCCAGCCAGATATTAACCAGCGTAGCCAAATCCTGATAACCGGATTCAAGCGGGAAAATACTTTCAATGGAAGGAAGTTCCATTAAAAATGACTGCAAACGCTGCTGCCAGGGAATACGGTAAAAGGCCCCGAGATCTTCCTTCAAACGGCTGTAGTCAATGGAACTTGCTTTCGGAAGAGCGATCATTTCAAAACCGGCAGCCTCCATTAACGCAGCTTTAGCACGAAGGTTATACGGGCGGTCCTCCAGTGAGAACATTTCACCCTGCAAGCCCCCCAGCTGCTTTTCGTCCTGGAGATTGAATTTCCCTTTACCGTCCGCCTGTGCGTTGTGTTGTTTCCCTTTGCCCGGATCATCTTCCGCAGCGGCCGAAAGTTGAGCGATAATACCGGAAAGCTTTGTTATTTCGGCGTCCTTCTTGGCAATTAACGCGGTGTTGTTCCGGTTCTCGTCACGCTGTTGCGTCTGCAAGGCTTCAAGCTGTTCCTGCGCTTGTGTCAGACGTGCCGCAGTGTCACCCAACAAACCACGAAGGAAAGCGGTAGTTTTAGGTTCCTCGGTTTCCTCTCCCTGGTTCCCGTCTTCGGATTCGTCCTGGAAATCGTTTTCGAGGGACGCTTTAAAGTCCGTGAGGAATTTTTCGGTAAAACCGTAATTTTTCAGTTTTGCCACTTCCTCGACCGTGATAGAGTTTTTGTCCTCTACCTTGCTCCATTCCGACAGACCCAGCAGGGCCAGAATGTGAGCGGAAAAGCTCTTAAATTTCATATATACAAAATTTTGAAGTTAATACTATATGTTATACATCTCATTTACTTTTCTGACGGTAGCCTGTGCCAGTACCCACTTTACAGCATCTTCCAGCGTACCGAACTGGTCTATATAACCGTTTGCTACGGCTACGTCGCCGGTGAATATCTGTCCCCGGAAAAGGGGAAGTTCCGGATCGTAGGCAATACCCAGATTCCGACTGATCGCATCACAGAAAATACGGTGCATGACTGCCAGACGTTGTTTTATAGGCTCTTCGTTGTTCTCTTTTTCAATCGCGCGGGTTTCATAGTTTTTCAGATCGGCACTATCCGGATAGATTTCCCGGTAATCAATGCCCTGTTTCCTGAAATATTCCTTAAAAGATTGGTAAGTAAGCATGATACCGACGGAACCGACTTCACACATAGGGGAAGCGATAAAGGTTCTACCGGCGGCGGTTCCCAGCCAGAAATGGGCACTCCCCATGGTACCGGCCACATAGGTAGCTATAGGCTTGGAAGATTCGGCAATCATTTTAGCTGCCAGGTCCACATGTGCGACCATGCCGCCCGGCCCATTGATCCAGAGTACCGCACCGCAAATCTTAGGATTATCGAAAACATCCCGGAGCTGCTTTTCCAGGCGGTAAGTCTCCCAGGAATACAAAGTGCCTTCCAGGATAATGACGGCCACGCTGTCAACCGGCAACGTGTCGTCGTCAAGTTCCCACCGGTTAGCAAGGTAAGGCGTAGTAGCGTAAGCGGTTATTTTATTATTGTTAAGCCGTTTTTCGATCGCATCCAGGTTGCCGGCTGCAACACACGGCACAAGTAAAGAAAGCAACCGGTAATAATCATTATCAGCGATTGCCCAAGGTGCTGTAAAAATCTCCTGTATTTTGTCCACGTTCTCTTTTTTACGACAAAGAAAACGCCTATATTATAGGTAGAGAAGGACTGAAAGGAGCCTACAGAAACGCATCAACGCCCGGACCCGTGCCGGACAGGGTACAATTATACAGCCCCCCGCCGATCTCAAAAGAAAAGGTAAGCGGGTAATCGGGAGAACCGGAAACACGGGTATTACCCGTTTCGTCAATATAAAGAGCGACAAAGGGTGTCGCTGTCAGGTTTTCCAGATAAAGCGTCTTATTTGGGGACACGTCGGCAAGTTTGAAGGTATGTTTTTTAGTATAGACGTCTTCGTTTTTGCTGTCACCTGGTTTTAAGGTTCCCGGTACGATCGTAAGAATATCAGGTTTTCCGATTGAGCGGATAACGACTTTCGAACGCACGACGCCAAAATGAATAATGTTGTAAACGGGAACCAGTTGCAGGCTATGGGCGGCGGATATTAACTTTCTTGACATAATTACAGATATAAAGTATTGATAATCAAACATTCAGCATTTTTCGGACGTTTTTCAGCCAAAAACCGGACAAAAAAGGACAAACAGATACACTTGGTAGGTAAAAAATAACTTGCTTTTTTACATTTTTTTTCGGTTATAAGCCCTTTTCTTCTTACGCCTGAAACTGTCCCGCCACCGTTGGTAGTTTTTCAGTAACCCGTCTTCCTGAATGGAAGATATATCATACTTTTTCAGGAAGGTAAAAACGGTTTCCTTAAACTCGATACCGTGCAGATGCTTGTTTTCGTCCATAAGTTCGTGCAGCTCGGCCCACATCAGGGCACGCAAACGCTTTTCAAGAATGACGGTACCACGTACGGAAATGTAATTAAACTGTTCCGGAGACTTGCCGCCGGCAAAATTGGCCTCACGGCGGTCAGGCAGCATAAACTCCAGGTTCCCGCGGTCAGCCCGACAATTGACCGGCCGTTTCTCCATGAGATCGTAAATAGTCACATAGATATCAGACGAAGAAGGAAAACGGACGGTACCGACCGTTTCGTCGTAATATTTGCCCCGGACGTACTCGGCCAGGTAGGATTCAATCTGTATTCGGGTGGTAATCATAACAATAACATTCCTTTTTAAAGACAAAGATATCCCTTTATACGCTGTTGTTCTGACATTTACAGGAAAATGTAGGCTTTCGGCCGTCATTTTGATAAATATACTCCGGGAGAATAATTATAATGTGCCTTTCCTTGCCGCCACGCCTCCGACATTTTCTCCGCCAGGCTGTTCTAATATAATCCGGTACTAAATTTTTGTAATTTCGTAACCGGGCAACCGTTAAAGGTAAAACATTGTATCTTAGCAACTTAGTAACGTTACTAAGTTCCGTTACAAAAAAATGGCAGGAAAACAGTTTGTAACCGGGCTTACCGGTAGAAGATAAAAAGGCCGGTGTTACAAACCGGAAAAGTTTGTAACCGTTTTGTAACTGCAACTTCGTAACCTTTATTCCCTATTTATTTATCTGATTTTCAAACTTTTTTCTTTCAAGCAAACAAAGGTTACAAGGTTACTAAAATTTTGTATGAAATAGAGGTGGGGTATGGGGAGGGAAGGTAAGCCGGGCACATCTGTTTCCATACGAAAAGAGGGACCGACACTTTCGTATCTGGTCCCTCTTTTCGTATTTTATACCGGCTCCGGTCCGTCTTATACACGGTGTTTGCATCTGCTTAAAATCCATTTCTTTACGTCCGGGTCCACATACCGGTGCACGACAGCCGTATAGTCTTCGTTAAATTCATACTCCAGGGAGTTGTCGCCTTCCAGGATAAAAACACAGGCCGTCTTTATGATCCATTCGAGCTGCTCGCCCGAATAGCGTTCCAGCACCAGGACGGTACCGGGTTTCATACGCTCCAGATAGCGGTAGACCTGTTCGGCGAATCTCCGGAACCTCTCGCCGCTGTTCCAAAGCGCGGTAAACTCGGACATGCTGTTTAATTTCAAATGTGCGTTATTCATTCCTCCGGACGTTCATCAGGTACAAATACAAATGTCGGATCGCTCGTTCCCGTTTCACCACCGGCAGACGTTTCCGCCGTGCCACATGAGCGTAGATAGATCATGTCAGCGGCCTTGCCGTCGTTATCCTTGCGCACGATACGTCCCTGGGAGTTGCAAAGGTCTTTCGGGTTGAGTTCATCAATGTAGGGGCAGAGAGCTACAAAGCCTTTGAGGGCCTTTGTGAAACGCTGCATCGTGATTTTATTCACACCGGAAAAGCTTTTGTAATCGGCGAAGGCCTTTTCACGGACGATAAAGCAGTCCAGGTGCTCGCTGTCCGGAGAGAAATAAGAGTTCGCCCAGTCCTCGAAATTATTGCCCATATCGGCCTTGTATTTACGCCTGATAATGTTATCCATAGGCGGAAGTAATTTAACGGATTCCTCACAAAGAGAAAGATAAAAACGGCAGCACTGCAAGAAGAAATTTATATCGGCGTTCCACTCGTTTTCGGAATACGTCTTAGAAAACAAATCCTTACCGAAATCGTCCCGGATAGACCGCGTTTCCCTATAGTCGTTATCTTCCGTACGCTGGTGGTAATAGTCGGAGAATACCAGGTACAGCAAACGGGCTTCCGTAGACGGATCAAAATCAATAGGAACGTAATTGGTTGTAAATCCCAGCTTGGCCGATTCTTCGAACGGTATAGTAAACGACTGGTTGTTCTTCGGGTTCACGGTCATATCTGACGTGATGATATCGTAAAACAGGCCCGTATTAAGATACCGGTCGCAATCATCCACCAGAATAAAGTCGGTATGCTGGTTCACCTGGTCGAACACGTGCGGGTTATCCATTAGTTTAGGATTACGGCCGGAAAGCTTGACGGTCTTCATAAAGTAGGAAAGGGCCTTGAACATGAATGATTTGCCCGAACGTCCGTTACATTCCCCGTCTTCACCGATCTTGTTATCCATGGCCTGCGGTGCCCAGGCACGGGAAGGGGATTTATACCGGTGCAACATATAACCGATAGTAAATATCTTATTGATAAGGTTCTTTTTCTGTTCGGCCACTTCTTCCGCCGTGAGGCCTTCCCCCTCGATATCAAATTTATGTTTTTCCCGGTAAGATTCCGCTTCTCCTACGCTCTTGTCGTCGAAATTATATTCCAGTTCCTTACGCCAGTAAACACGGCTCGAATTGATTACATAGCCGAAAAAGTTAGACGGAACGGCATTTATCCGGATATCAAACACATCGTTGCCCTCTATGTCTTTTTTACGGGAAATAGTGAACATGTCTTCCATAAGACGTACTTTGTGTTTCAGTACATTTTCTTCCCAAACGTAGTGGGATAATGTGCTGCCGTTGGCCGGATGTTCCTTTATACCGGTGCCGCTTACCTCCATGCTGCAACCGGGAAAGAAAAACATCTGTGTATTATGGGTATAATTGGTAAAGTCCAGTTCTATTTCCTGCAAATTGTCCAGGGCCGTATCTGACAGTTTGGGGCTGTTCAAAATTAAGTTTCTGATATCGCGGGATAAAAAACTATCCTGGGCCCAACCGCGGATAAACTTCCGGATATCCTTTGCCTTTATCAGTTTTACGATATTGCCGGTAATACGGATATATTTGGTTGAACTGGAATTTTCATCATGAAGCGAATAGAAACCGTTAAGACGTAAAAAGTAGTGAAGGCAGTCCGCGTCTATATTGTGATCCCATTGCCGGGATTTCTCGTTAAACTTGGAATACCAGAATTTGGCGGGCATGGCAAGCGTCATAAGGTTACGGAAATCTTCGTTCTTGCTTCTTAATTCCATGAAGTCCCGGAAGTCCTTACGCGGTTTGCCCCGCTGGTCCCGGTAAGTGGTAAGCCAGGCCGGTAGCCAGATCGTATGGATATCGATAAAGCGTAATGCAAGTTCCGTACCCTTCACCCTGCCCGTCGTGTCGATATCGGGTATGTTATACAGGACCTCAACGTATTTCATGATCTCTTTATAGTCCTGTTCGGAAAGTTTATACGTCTCCGAATTAAACCAGATCGGGGAAAAGCCCAGCGATTTAACACACAGGGCGTCGCGCTCTCCGGAACATATAAACGCCTCCTGCAGCTTCTGCTCCTTATAGGGCTTTTCCGCATTGGCCGGATTCTTTTTAAAAGCGGCTTCCTCCCTGGAATTAAATTCCCGGTATAAGGCTTTCAGTTCGGAAAGGCCGTTTATATAGTCTTTCGGCTTGACACCTTCCGGGGTGTAGGAAAAACGCCACTGCTTGTCCGGATTCAGGGGCTCGTATATTTTATAGAACTTCACTTCGGGCGTGTCACCCTCGGCCGGTTTTACCAGACATTCGCGCATAAAGATAGGGTATGTCGCAGTCGCGTATTTATAAGTTACCTCGCGATTTTTTACATACCCTATGTATTTGGCCGAATACCAGTGCAGGGCCTCGGCGTTCTCCTGGGTGACACGGGGGCCGAGTATGCGTAACTGCTCCGGGGTGAGATGATCGGCAAGCTCGAAAATTTTAGTACCGTCTTTCTGATCCTGGGAGGCCGGAACCTTACGGATATCCGGCTTGTTTACGTTACGGTTGAGTTCATCGGTTACGTTGTACATGGATGCAAGTTTAAGGATAGCCTCGTTAAACCGGAGGCCTTCCTCATACATGCAGATATCGACAGGGCTTTGAGCCGTTCCGGTATCGCCGAAATCCGTTACCTTATAAACCTGCTGGGAACCTTCCTTTCCGAATAACTTGATACAGGCCGACGCGTCGTCTTCTGACGGCCGGCGTTTGAAATGGCGGTTGGTTCCGACACAATCCCGGGCT